GTCCCGGTCCTGGTGGCATTATTCAGGGTCAGGCTGGACCTGTTTAGGGTCAAGCTCCCGGCAGCCTTCCCAATGCTCCAGTTGACGCTCTGGGGGCCGATGCCGCCACCATCCCACTGATAGTTGGAGGTGGGGGTGAATGTCGCGGTATAGGTCCCGGCATTGGTCCCGCTGGTGGCCCCGCCGATAGCCAGTTTTTCAGCATCATAATTGGCCCAGGAGGGAGACTGTGCCGAGCCGGTATAGGTCAGGGACCCAGACTGGCTGGGGAGAGTGGAGACGGTAGCCCTCCCAATGGTCCAGGGGGCTTCCTTGGCCGACGTGGTCCCATCGGTCCACTGATAATTCGCCTTCGGGGTAAAGGTGGCGGCATAGCTTCCAGCGTTGGTGCCGCTGGTGGTCCCCCCCAGGGTCATCCTGGAGGCATCATAGCCGGACCAGGTAGGGCTTTGGGCGCTCCCATTATAGGTCAGGCTGCCCGTCTGGGTAGGCACACTGGCAATGTTCGCCCTGCCGATGCTCCACTGGACCGACTTCGGGTCTTTCGTGCCATCAGCCCACTGGTAATCGTCCTTCGGCGTGAACGTGGCCGTGTAGGTCCCTGCGTCGGTGGCCTCCGTGGTCCCTCCCAGGGTCAGGGTGGCCGGGTCGTAGCCGTTCCAGCTCGGAGACTGCGGGGACCCGGTGTAGGTCAGGCTGCCGTTCTGGGTGGGGATAGTGCTGATGGTATGGGTCAGAGCCTCCACCTGGTCAAGGGCGTCCTGGGCAATCTGCCTGATGTCTGGGTGGGCCTCCTCGTCCACGTTATGGGCGGCAATCATCTCGGCCACCTTCTCAACGGTCACCAGAGTTTCGAGGTCGATGTCAGCGGTCACATTGTCAACGGCTCCCACAGCGGCCACAAGCTCGAAAATGGCAATCTTACCGACGGTAGAGGTCTTGCCCTTGATAGGCTCAGGGGCGGCCTCCAAAACGAGATATGTATAGGGCACCTCTCCCAGGTCCGGGTCCTCAGCATACAAAAGAACGCCGGTCGCGGAGAAGTCAGCCGTCACATCGTCGCTGGTGATCTGCGCGGTGACCTGACACTCTCCATCGACCGGGTTCGTTACCCCACTGAGTTTGGCGTCCATCACATATCCGGCGGGCTCAGTCATCGTAGCCGGGGTGCTCCCTTCCGGGATACTCCCACTTCCCACGGCGACCCTCGTATAGTGCATGGTACAGCGGCCAGCCAGCACCTTGGCGATAAGAGCCTCAGCAGGCGCGCACTGGTAGCAGCCATCGGTGAATAGGGACATAGCTTCAAGCCTCCTTGTCTATTCTTTTTCCTTTGATACGGGAGACAGTGTAGGTGGAGGAGCCCACGGCGGGCACCCCAGATACCACCGTCTCGAAAGCACAACCGCGGGAGATGATGACCTCATACTGATACGTTCTCCGGTTCCTGAGCAGGATATGGACCTCGATACCGGCGGCCGCAATACGTTTCATCAGCTCCGCAATGACCTCGATGGAGGTCAGGCGCTCAGAACTCAGAAGGGCCTCGTCCACGCAGATGCGGATTTTACAGGGGAATTTCTCCTGGATTTCAATATCGGTCGGCTGGACGTCGAACAGGCTTGCGGCGGCCCAGATAATGGTGTCGATGTCGCCACCGGACATGAGGGCAATCATCTTGACCTTGATGAGGAGCCGGTACACGGTATCCGTGGCCCCGCCTCTATCAACGCCAAAATTTGCCCCGTAGCGGTCCAGCACAGCCCCTTTCGCGTTGTCCAGGTCATCCCATACCCTCATGCGCTCCGCGTGCTCATGGACGAACTCCAGGCCCCAGGCCAGCGTCTCAAACAGGCGGCCGATATTGGTCTCCAGGGGCAGCCCCTTTCGGTCGTTCCGAATATCCTCCCGCGCATAGGCGCTGGTGAGCTGGTCCAGCATTTGAGATAAATATCCGTAACTCATGCTTCGATGCTCACCTTCTCCCCATCGGTGACAGCCTTCTCCCTGGTACCTATCTCAATATTGTTCTGGCTGTAATCCACCCCATCCTTGCCGATAAGGAGGTCAAAGTCTACTACGCCGGAAACGCCGAGAATAACGCCGGGAATAGCCATATAGAGCACGTCCTGCCCGATGGTCAGGCCGCCCCAGGTATCGCCCCCGATGTAGTTGATAAGGGCCTCCTTGATGAGGTCATTCCCGTTGTAAGGGAAATTGCTGTTGGTCTGAAGGTTCGTGATTTTCAGGTAGACGGGGACGGTGGTGGGCCTGGAAAAATTGATGTCGATGCTCTGGCCGCTGGCACTCAGCACGGCAATGGTTCTCCCTCCATAGGTCTGGATACCGGCGGCCTTGCGGCGGTAGATAGCCGCAGCCACCTCTTCATCGAGCCCCCCGTAGGCCACCACCTCGATACTGTGCGGGGGGAGGCCCAGGTCGTTTGTCTCGTCGGTGTCGTTCTCATAGCAGATGACAGAATAGATGGCCTCCACGTTCTGAAGGAGCTCGCCGGAGATGGCGTCCGCGTTCACGCCGCCGGCATAGTCTACGGACTGGTAATATCTGTCCCGGAACTCCTCATCGGTTTCCCGGCCCCGGCCACCATCCACAGCAGCAGAGTTCGAGCAGGAAGCCACCCCGTCCAGGGGGTTCACGATTTCAGTCACCGTACCAGCAGAGGCATTGTAGTCGGAGCCGGTATCCACGGCCTGAACCGGGAGGGTCACGGTCCCGGAACTTTCAATGCGCCCCTCAGTCATCACGGCATATTGAAGCCCGGCCACAGTCTTGACTAGGAAGCCGGAGGGGATAACTGTCCCTGCGGTCCCGGTGAAGGTCACATAGCCGGTCGCCTTTTGCGCCGGGAGAAGGGACAGGCCGATGGCCTTCCCCAGATTGTAGAGGCTCGTACCCACCGCCGTATCCACAAAGCGGCTGTTGTAGACGTCCTCCATCAGGGAGAACAGAATATTGAGTATCCAGGCGAACACCCGGAGAAAGAGCCCCAGGGGGGAGCGGACAGTCAGGTTGGCCCTGTCCCCGAACAACTCCCGCGCCTTATACTCAATGGCGTTCAGGAGTTCAACATAGGTCGGGCGGTGGAAGCCTCGCTCGGTCACGCCCCATTCTTCGTTATTCAATTCATCGTCACCTCCGCGCTGATGGTATTTCCGTTGGCAAGGCGCCCCACAAAGGAGATGTCAAGGGCCCGCCCGGTCTGCGTATAGTTCACTTCCTCCACCTCCTGGACCTCCGGCTCCTGGAAGATGGCAGCCCGGATGACCTCTGGTATCTCGTCCTCGGTCAGGTCCTTCGGCTTCTTCCCCATGATCGCCTCGTAGTCGGTCCCATGGGACGGGACAAGGGCAAACTCACCGAGCCAGGTCTGGAGGGTCAGGCGGACCGCCTGAGCCGTCGTATCATCCCCGGACACAGTTTCCATCATGCCGTCGGCATCAAAGGTGATGTCTCTGCTTTCAGGGTCAATTTTCAGCGTATAGTTTTCCTCCACGGTTTACCCTCCTATCAGGACGTCGGAGCTGCCGGAGGAGATGGACCCGGTCCCACTATGAGGGGCCAGAGCGTCCCCCAGGCGGGCCGCCGGTTTCCCATTGATAAAAACAGAGCCGCTGCCAGCGGCAACGGCTCCAGAATTAGACCCACAGCAGGCGTCCAGCTCCGTGGTGGTACTTCCCACCGTGGCCGCTGGCTGCCCGTTGATATTCACGTCCCCGGAGCACCCCCCGGAGATTTGCCCAGAGATAGGCAGGGGACCATGAGGGGGGACGTGGCCGGTGTGCTCTCCGCCGGTAGTCCCCTGTATGCTGTCATTCAGTCTGGCGGCTCCAGGCATAGCTCAGGCCCTCCTTTCTCAGTTCAGATTGACCACGCCGCCGGTGGTGGTCAGGTTCCCGGTGATGGTCACATTCCCCTTGATGTCGATGCCGCTCTTGGTCATGGAGAAGTAAACGTTCCCGTCAGTGGTCCCCATGCAGAGGGTCCCGGAGGGGAAGCCAGAAATGGTGTTGGACCCGACGCGGATACCCCCCAGGAAGATGGCGTCATCCCCGCTGTGGAGCCGTTCCGTGTTTGGGTCAGCGTCAGCCCCGCCAGCTATCACCG